CGCCGAGCTCGGGCCGGGGCCGCCAGTCGCAAGATCGACCGTCTCGGCACCCGGGTGGACGGCCTCCTCGACCTGCTGCTGGCGTTGACCATCGGCGCCTGCGTCGGGGAGCTGTTGGCCGTCGCCCTGTTCGTCGCACTGGCGCTGTGGGGATGACACCGGAGGGAGAGCTCGCCACGGACGCCCTGGCCATCGCCCGGCTGACCCGCCTCGTCACCCACGACGTCATCTCCCAGGGCCCACGCCAGGCCGTCATCCGCTGGGCCTACGCCCGAGACGGACGTGCCGGCGACTTGGCCGAGCTCGAGGAGTGGGGCGGCCCGGAGGAGGCTGTGGAGACGGACCGGAACCCGCCCAAGCTCGCTCGGCTGATCACGTGCCCGTGGTGTGCGGGCATGTGGGTCGCCCTCGGGGTGGTGGCGGCGAGACGAGTCGCACCTGGGCTGTGGCGTCCGCTGGCACGAGCTCTCGCCGCTTCGCAGGTCGCCGGGCTGGTGGCGAACCTGTGAGCGGCCCCGAGACGCCCGAGGTGGGCTCGGGGTGGGGGGCGCTCAACCAGGCCGCCCTTGACCGCATGGCCGCCGTCCGAGGGTGGCTGGACGAGTGCCTGTTCGGGGCTCGCACCCCGACGCCGGGGGAGCTGTCCCGCTGTGCAGGGCAGCTGCTCTACGCCGCCGGGGCTCTGCTGGACGCCTCCGCACTAGGCTCGCCTCCGGGGCCCGACGAGGCCCCAGACGCCAACCCAACGGAGGATGATCATGAGTGATACCGACCCGTTCTGCACGGGGCAGTACAGCTACTACGCCAACGCCAAGCTGCAGCCGGGCGCCGACATCGCCGGGCTGTTCCCGGCCGCCGCCGACGGCACGCCGTGGCCGGGCCGGGACACGGGCGAGACGCAGTGGGGCACCCTGTACCGCAACGCCGTGGAGGGCTTGTGGCTGCCGGTCTACATCCCCGAGGGATGCGACGGGTACGTGGCGGCAGTCGATCCGGTCACGGGCGACAAGCTCCCGAGCGTGGTGCTGTACGCCAACACGAACCACAGCGCCGTCGCCAACCGGCTCTCCCCGCACGGGGAGGCGCACAGCTCCCCCGAGGTCGATGCGGCACGCTTCGAGGAGGCGTGTGCGATCGGCCTGGAGTCGTGCACCTACACCTCCGGCTCGCCGTACGTGAAGGAGCTCGGGTGAGCACCTACCCGCACGTCTCGCTTGGCGACGCCTACGACGAGCGCCAGGACGCCCGCCAGCAGGCCCCCGAGTACCGGGAGCACCGGGGCGTCTCCCCCGAGGCCCAGGAGCCATCGGTGCACCAACAGCTCCGCCGCCTCGGCGACCTCGTGGACGAGGCCGAGAAGGGCATGGTGGGCCTCCTCGACGCCCGGGCCGGGCTGGAGAGTCGCATCGGCCCCGTCCTCAGCCAGGTCGAGCCGATCAACGGCACCGGCATGATCGGCACCCGGGTCGCCACCGTGGGGCCCCGATGCGGCCTCGCCGCCGAGATAGACCGGCAGTGCCTCAGGCTGGAGAGTCTGATCCAGGGCATGGACGTGGAGCAGCTACAGCTCCGGGGGCTCGCCCAGCGGGTAGAGGTCTGACAGTGGCTACGGTGGGGGCTCGTGGCCGGGCCCTCACCGTTGCTCGTCCGACACGACGTGCCTGGGGCCCCGGGTCAACCCCTGGGCCGCCTCCACTCCACCCGAGCTCTCGACGCCTCATGCTGGTGCAGCCCGTGCTGGGAGGGCATCTGGGTCGTGCACCACGAGACGTGCCCGGGCTGTCGTGGCTACGGCCTCCACGAGGAGCGTGGCCTTGTGTTCGACAAGCCGTGCCGGGAGTGCCGGGGGGTAGGGTTCTTCCCATGCGCCTCGCCCAAGGGTTCGCCTTCCTCGCCGCCGTCGTCGGTTACCTCGTGCTGTACCGGGCCCGAGCCCGAACGGGCAGGTAGCGGGGCGTAGACGCCCGGGGCTAACCCGTGTTAGCCTGAGGTCATGACACCTCAGCCCACAGCGGCCCCCGCCTGGTACGCCGCCGAGTTCCGCACGTTCGCCGTCCGCATCGGCCGCAACCACCGCCACTACCTGTCGGTCAAGCAACTGGTCGAGAACCTGGGCGGCCACCGCTCGCCCGGCTCTGGCGGCTACTTCACGGTCACCTGCCACCCCGGCCACGTTGGCACCTTCGAGGCTTGCGGCGCCCGGGTCACCGAGGCCGCCCGATGACTACGCACCTGCTCCCGCACGACGAGGCCCGAGAGGCCCGCATCGCCGCCCGTGTCGCCGCCCGAGCCGACCGGCCCACCCCCACCGGCCCCCGCACAGCTCCGTCCTGGCGGGCCATGCTGACCCTGGTCCGCACGCACGCCGGGCTCAACCCCCTCAACGCCTTCGCCCTCAGCGACAAGGCGTTCGCCGAGGCGCTGTGGACCGCTGGCGTCGGCCCCGAGCAGTGGAACACCATCGGCTACCTCGACCAGCAGGCCGCCATCGACGCCGAGTGCGAGACGGTCGCAGACGCCCTGATCGCAGCCGGGTACCGCATCACGCAGGGCCCCCGGGGCGGGCTCCGCTTCGAGCGCCGTGGCTGACGGGCTGCCCGGCCGCCCACGAGCTCTCCCCAACCCGCTCCCCCCGTCTCGCAACGACTGGTGGAAGGCCGGGGCCTGTGCGAACCACCGGCACCCGGAGTGGTTTACGGGCCCGTGCCACAACCCGGGCGGCCAGGGAGGCCGGGGCCCCCTCACCCGCAACGCCAACATGGCCCTCGTGGTTTGCGCCGCCTGCACGCAGCGCCGCCCGTGCCTCGCCGAGGCGCTGGAGTTCACCGAGCAGGTGGGCGTCTGGGGCGGCCTGACCGACCAGGAGCGCCGCCTGTACGAGCACGAGCGGGCCGTCATCCTCCGGGAGCGCTTCGGCTCTGCGTAAGATGCCGCCCGGTGGCACGGACCCGGGGGAAGCAGCAGCGTGACTTCGGCATCGTCGCCGCCGCTCAACGCATCAACCTCGCCGACAGGGCCGCCGCCCATAGGGCCGCCGCCGTCGCCCAACCCTGGCAGGCGGAGGCGTGGGAGGCGTATAACGAGGTCCCCGAGATCGGCGAGAGCCTGACCTACCGGGGCGACCTGATGGCGCAGCTGATCCTGTTCCCCGCTGTGGCCGACCCGGAGAACCCGGATGGCGACCCCATCCCCCTCGCCGACGAGAAGGTGGCCTGCCCCCCCGCCGTGCTCGAAGCGGCCACGGCAGAGCTCGCCCGTCTCCGCACGTGGGCTGGCGGCCAGGCCGAGATTCTGCGCCTCTACGAGATCAACATGCAGGTCGCCGGGGAGCTGTACCTGGTCGGCTACGCCCCCGACGGAGACGAGCCCGAGGAGTACTGGGCGGTCGCCTCGACGCAGGAGGTGAAGGAGCAGGACGGGGAGTACACGGTCCTGGCGAAGCCGGGCGACACCGAGGGCCGCAAGCTGACCGCCAACGACTACATCGAACGGTACTGGACCCGTCACCCGCAGTGGGCCGCTCTCCCCGACAGCCCGCTCCGCCGCCTCCGCACCGACACTCGGGCCGCCATCACCCTCAACGAGCAGGTGATCACCGAGGCGCTGTCGACGCTGCCAGCGGGCATGCTCCTCATCCCCAACGAGATTCAGTTCGAGTGGCCCGCCGGGTACACGCCGTCCGACAAGGACGCCGAGCGGAACCCGTTCGACGTCATGCTCGAGATGGCGATTCAGGACGGCATGGTGCCGGGGAGCTTCGCCAGCCAGTACCCGCTGACCGTCCACGGCGCCGCCGAGTTCTTGAAGGAGATCAGACGGGTCAGCCTCGCCCGTGAGGCCGACACCACCACGGAGGCCCGTCTCGCCGCCCGAGTGGACCGCATCGCCCGGGGCCTGCCGCTGCCTGTGGAGAAGGTCATGGGCCACCAGCAGACCACGTTCGCCAACGCCAAGCAGGTCGATCAGGACACCTTCGACGACTACCTGCGCCCGTCGGCCGTGTCGATGGTGACGGCCATCACCTACTGCTTCTACCAGCCGCACCTGATCGAGAACCCGGCCATCCCGGAGGACTGGCAGAAGCGCATCGTGGCGTGGTTCAACCCGTCTGCCCTGATCGCCGACCCGGACCCGGAGGAGAGCGC